ATGGGTATCTTTTCAGGCGCTCCGTCCGCTCCCTATGTGCCGCCCTTGCCGGCCGCACCTCCTCCAGCACCGACGCCGGTCGATCAAAGCGTCGTCGATGCGGCCAACGCGACCAAGGCGCGGCTCGCCGCGTCGGGTGGGTATGGTTCCAACATCCTGAATGGCGGGCAGGGCGTTACCGCGCCCGCCGCCGTCGGCCAGAAGACCTTGCTGGGTCAGTAGGGAGGACAAACCATGGCATTGCCGATGCCGGCGTCCTTCGACGCCAGGGACGCTTCCGATCCGTGGCTGCGGACCTATTACCTCAACCGGCTGGCCGCGCTCGACGCCGACCGGCTGAGCTACTGGCGGACCTGGCGCGATCAGTCGCTCAACTTCGCGCCCAAGCGCGGCCGCTTCTTCCCATCAGCCAACGATGCCTCGCGCGGCGCGCGCAAGGATCATCGCATCATCGACAACACACCGCTGCTCGCGGCACGCGTGATGGCTTCGGGCATGATGGCGGGCATCACCTCGCCGGCGCGGCCGTGGTTCCGGCTGCGCTTTCCGGCCGACGAGATCAACGACAAGCCGGGCGTGCGCGCCTGGCTCGACGAGGTGCAGCGCCGCCTGCTGCATGCCTTCGCCCGCTCCAATCTCTACAACTGCCTGCACACGCTCTACGGCGAGCTCGGGGTTTTCGGGACCGCCGCCCTCTGGATCGACGAGGACGACGAGGACGGTGTGCGCGGCTACACGCTCACCGCCGGCGAATACTGGCTCTCCTGCTCGCGGCGGCTCGCCGTCGACACGCTCTACCGCTCGATGTGGTGGACGGTGCGCCAGATCGTCGACGCGTTCGGCCGGGACCGCGTTTCGGCGGGCGTCCGCTCGCTCTACGATTCGGGCCAGCTCGACGCGGAGTACGAGATCGTGCAGGCGATCGAGCCCAATCCGAACGCCGCGCCGATCGATGCGCGCCTGCCGCCCGATCCGGCCTTTCCCTGGAACGGGCGTTTGTCGTCGCGCTTCCCGTATCGCTCGGTCTGGTTCGAGCGCGGCCAGCAGGGCGAGCGCAGCCTCCTGCGTGTCTCGGGCTACGAGGAATTTCCGGCGATGTGCCCGCGCTGGGAGGTGACGGCGTCGGACACCTACGGCAGCGGCAGCACGCCCGGCTGGGTGGCGCTGGGCGACGCGCAGATGCTGCAGATCCAGCAGCGCGACAAGCAGCAGGCCATCCAGAAGATGCACAAGCCGCCGATGGTCGGCCCGCCTTCGCTCAAGAACGAGCCGGCAAGCCTTCTGCCGGGCGGCGTGACCTACGTCTCCGATCCGACGGGCCAGAGCTTCCGCTCGGCCATCGACGTGCGCATCGATATCTCGCAGCTCGGCGCCGACATCGGCGAGACGCAGGGCCGCATCAAGCAGGCCTTCTATGCCGACCTGTTCCTGATGATGGCCGAGAGCGACCGCCGCGAGATCACGGCGCGCGAGGTCGATGAGCGGCACGAGGAGAAGATGCTGATGCTCGGGCCGGTGCTCGAGCGCCTGCACGATGAGCTGCTCGAGCCGCTGATCGCGCGCGTCTACAACATCCTGCTGCGCCACGGGCGCATCCCGCCGTTGCCCGCGGGCGTCGCCGTCGCCGAGGGCATGCAGGTCGAGTTCATTTCCATGCTGGCACAGGCGCAGAAGGCCGTCGCCACCGGCGCGATCGAACGCTTCTGGCAGTTCGGCGCGCAGATCGGTGCGGTGAAGCCCGAGGCGCTCGACCGCCTCGACGCCGATGGCACGATGGACGCCTATGCCGATATGACCGGTGTGCCGGCGTCGGTGCTGGTCGATCGCGCCAAGGCGAACGAGATCCGCGCGCAACGGGCGCAAGTGCAGGCGCAGCAGGCGGTTCTCGCCAACGCGCAGCAGATCGCCAATGTCGGCAAGGTGGCGAGCCAGATCGATGTCGGCGGTGGCGCCAATGCCGTGTCGCTGATGACGGGACGGACGTCGTGACCGAGGCCTACGACGCCGGCAACCAGCGCCATGTCGAGCGCCGCGCCAAGGCCTCGAAGATACGTCAGCGCCAGGCCGACGAAGCCTTCAAGTGGCTGATGGCCGATCCGCGCGGGCGTCTGCTGATGTGGGAACGTCTGTCCCATGCCGGCATCTTCCGCACCAGCATGGCCGCGTCGCCGGAACTGACCGCCTTCAACGAAGGCCGCCGCGACCAGGGCCTGCGCGACCTCAACCGCATCATGCGCCTCTGCCCCGAGCAGTACATGCGCATGGTCGCCGAGGCGCAGGCGGTTACAGCGAATGAAGAGCCCGCCGAAAGTTCCGACGAAAGCGAGAACTCATAGTTCCTGGATCTCCCCTGTCGTTTCGCACTGGCAGCTGCGATGTTGCCTCGGCGATCGGTTGTTGCTGAACTCCGGCAGCTGCAATCCGAGGGGAGACGAGTTTCATGACGTTCCTGCGTACGACGACGGGCTGGCTCGCCGTCGTCTTCCTCCTGTCGACTGTCGGTGAGGGATTGGCCGACGAAGCGCGGTTCGTCCTTATCAACGGCACCAATTATCCGATCCGCGAGATCGTGTTGTCGCCACCCGACCTGGGTACCTGGAGCGCCAATGTCATGCGTGCCCCCGCCCTGAAGCCGGGGGAGACGCGCGAGATGGTGGTCCCCCGGCGCTTCAGCGACTGCAACCAGGACCTCAAGGTGATGTTCGATAATAACGCCTCGCTGGCTGTCTGGCAGCACCTCAACATGTGCGACCTGCGGAAGATCCGGCTGCACTTCGATCGCTTCAGCGGCGTCACGACCGCCACGTATGAAGAATAGTCCATGCCATGCCGCCCCTCGGCCAACCGCTCGTCACCCTCCTGCTCATCATTGCCACGGCCATGGTGCAGCTCGTGTCGCAGCTGCTGCTCGACCGTGCGATCGCAGCCCTGCCTCGAGCGCGCCCTGGATGGTTCATCGGGTTCAACAAGATGGCTTTCACCATCGTCGCCGTGGTGATCCTGATAGTCGGCCATCTCGTGCAGGTGACGATCTGGGCGATCCGCTACTACGCCTGGGGCGAGCTGGGAAACTTCTTCAATTCGTTCTATTTCTCGCTCGCGAGCTTCACCACGATGGGCGCCAACGAATTCACTCTGTCGCCTGTCCATCGCTTTGCCGGCGCCGTTGAATCCGCGATCGGCATGCTGATGTTCGGCTGGTCGACGGCGCTGCTGTTCGACATCATCCAGAGGGCCGGCCGGGAATGATCGACCTCCCTCGATAGTAATCCAGGCGCGCAGCTTTCGGTTGCGGTTCCTGCTACGCTGCCGCCATGCCGCGCCTCACGATCCGCTTTCGCCTCTCGCTTCTCCTCGTCCTCGCGACTGGTAGCTTGGCTCCTTCCGGAGCCACCGCACGTCCGGGTGGATCCCGTCGCACCCCATAAGCCCATCGTCTTCGTCGAGCCGGCGACCGGCGAGCGCAAGACAAGCGACTAGCGGTTCGGCCCCGCTTTCCGGGCGCCGCTCAGATCCATTGATCAGAATCCGGGTTCTCCAAAACCTCCGCCTATCTTCCGCCGGCCATTCACGCCGACGGAGATCCAATGACGGACGAGACGACCAGCGTTTCCGAACCCGCAACCGCTTCAAACCCATCCGCGCCTGTCGCTGAGCCGGCGCCGGCGACGCCGAGCCCGGCCGCGTCCGAGCCCGCGCTGCTCGCGCAGGCAGCCGAGCTGCCGACCTACGAAGCCTTCACCGTGCCCGAGGGCGCGAGCCTCGATCCCGAGTCGCTCGCCTCGGCGACCGAACTCTTCCGCGCTTCGTCGCTCAACCAGGAGCAGGCGCAGAAATTCATCGATCTCGCGGTGTCGCGCGAACAGGCCTCGGTCCGCAAGGGCCAGCAGGCCTACGCCGACCTGCAGAACCAGTGGCGCTCGCAGGCGCAGGCGGATCCCGAAATCGGTGGCGACAGGTTCCAGGCGTCTCTCGCCTCGGCGTCGCGCGCGATCGATCGCCTGGGCGTGCCGGGCCTCAAGGAGGCGCTGAACCTCACCGGCGCGGGCAACCATCCCGCCGTCGTGAAGGCCTTCGTGCGTCTCGGGCAGATGGTCTCGGAGGATCGGTTCCTGCCCGGCAAGGATGCCGCGCCGGCCGCTCCGCGCTCGCCTGCCGAAGTCATCTACGACGGCAACCCTCGCTAAGCGCTTTGCGCGAAGTCCCGAGCCTTTGCGAGCGATCTTAACCCCAAGGAGAAATGATCAATGGCAACCCTTGCCTCTTCGGCCCTGACCCTCGCGGAATGGGCCACGCGTCTCGATCCCGGCGGCAAGCCCGCGGCGGTGATCGAGCTGCTCGGCCAGACCAACGAGATGCTGACCGACATGCTGTGGATGCAATGCAACGACGGCGCCGGCCACAAGACGACCGTGCGTACCGGCCTGCCCGCCGCGACCTGGCGTTTGCTCAACTACGGCGTCGTGAAGTCGCGCAGCACCACGGCACAGGTGCGCGACGCCACCGGCATGCTCGAGGCCTACTCGGACATCGACAAGGCGTTGGCCGATCTCAACGGCAACACCGCCGAGTTCCGTATGGGCGAGGACATGGCCTTCATCGAGGCGATGAACCAGTCCATGCAAGGCACGGTGGTCTACGGCTCGACGGCCGTGAACCCCGAGCGCTTCACCGGGCTCTCCGCGCGATTCTCGGCGATCTCGGGCGCCAACAACGGCGTCAACGTCGTCGATGCCGGCGGTTCAGGCTCGAATAACAACACCTCGATCTGGCTGATCGGCTGGGGACAGAACACCGTGCACGGCCTGTTCCCCAAAGGCAGCAAGGCGGGCCTGCAGGTGCGCGATCTCGGCGAAGTGGCGCTCTACGACGCTAGCAACAACGTCTATCAGGGCTATCGCACGCACTTCAAATGGGACTGCGGCATGAGCGTCCGCGACTGGCGTTTCGTGGTGCGCATCGCCAACATCAACGTGACGTCCGGCGCGGTCACGACCTCGAACCTGGTGAATACCTTGATTGCGGCGGTGAACAAGCTGCCGTTCGTCAGCGCGGCCGGCAACAGCCCGCCGCCGGGTGGCCAAGCCCGGCCAGGTCAACACGGCCTTCTATTGCAACCGCACCGTCCGCGCGGCCCTCGATGTGCAGGCGATGGCCAAGACCAACAACTTCCTCACCCTGGAGACCCGCGATTCGAAGCCCTACACGGCCTTCCGCGGCATCCCCATCCGCATCTGCGACCAGATCCTCAACAACGAAGCGCGCGTGGTCTAACGGCCCGCAGGAGACACTCAACATGCTTTTCGATGTCAACAATTCCTTCTCGGCCGTGAGCAACGGCGCGATCGTGGGCGACAGTCCGACGAGCCATTCGTCGGCAACGCCGTCCACCAACGTGATCGATCTCGGCATCGCCCGCGACCTGGGTGGTGCGGTGACCGACGAGCTCTTCCTCGAATGCGGTGTCACTGGCGCGTTCACGTCTGGCGGCTCGGCCACGATGCAGGTCCAGCTCCAGGGGTCGAACGACAATTCGAGCTGGACCACGCTCGAGCAGAGCGACGCGATCCCGGTCGCCACGCTGGTGCAGGGCTACAAGTTCCTGCCGGGCCGCATGGTGTCGCCGCAGTCGGGCACGCCGTTCCGCTACCTGCGCCTCAATTACGTGATCGGCACCGCCGACATGACGGGCGGCACGCTGGTCGCGGGCCTGGTGCCCAGCCTGCAGAAGAACCCGTCCTATCCGCGCGGCTACACGGCGTGACGGCCCGCGGCCGTCATCCCGAGCTTTTGCGGGGGATCTCATAGTGGCGCCAGGCCTGTGGGCGAGGAGGTGAGCCTCGAGGACCCGTCTGGCAAGAGTCCTTCCGCCCCTTGATGCAAGCCCGGCGCCACGCGGCCGGCGGCGATTCTCCCTCGCCGCCGGCCGTTTCTTTTTGCTGCCGGAGGATGCGGAGAAACATCCATTGATCAGAATCGGGAGTATTCGATACGCACGCCTATAACGCGCGCATGCCGACCATCACCGACGTTTGCAATGCCGCCATCAGCCACTGCGGCACGCGCTCGAAGATCAGCTCGATCGACGAGGGTTCGCCCGAGGCGAATGCCTGCCTGAACCACTTCACCATGGTGCGCGATTCGAGTCTGCGCGCACACGACTGGAACTTCGCACGGCGTACCGAGGCGCTGGCGCTCTTGCAGAACCCTCCGGCACGGTGGGCCTACAAGTACGCGATCCCGACCGATTGCCTGCGCATTCGCCGATTGAACGACGTGCCACTGCTGGCGCTGCCGGAAACCTTCTACGAGATGGCGACCGACGTCGATTCGACCGGCGCTTATGTCGGCGTGCTGCTCTCCGATTCCGCCAGCGTGAGCGCGATCTACACTGCGCAGGTCACCGATCCTTTGCGCTGGGATCAGGGCTTCGTCGATGCCGTGGTCTACGGTCTCGCTTCGCGTGTTTGCTTCGAGCTCACCGGCAAGGAGGATCGCGCCAACGTGCTGACGCAGCTCTGGCAGCGCTTTCTGTCGATGGCCGCCGCTGAAGCGAGCAACGAAGCCGCGCAGATGAACCGGCTCTATCTGCCGGAAACGCTGACCGCGCGCGGCTACGACGACGGCACGGCGGAGATCGGCGAGGCGTGGCCGATCGGGCGGACCTAGTCGTGCCGACCCTCGCACAGATTCAGGCATCGTTCGCTGGCGGCGAGCTTTCGCCCTACCTCTACGGCCGCGTCGAGCTCGCCAAGTTCCATGTCGGTTGCCGCTCGCTGTTGAACTTCCTGGTGCACAGTCAGGGCGGCGCCTCCAACCGGCCGGGCACGCTGTTCGTCGGCGAGGTCGACGACTCATCGGTACGCCATCGGCTGATCCCCTTCCAGTTCCGCACGCTTCCAGCAGGCCAGACTTACGTACTCGTATTCGGCGACGGCACGATGCAGGTCGCGATGAACAACGCCGTGGGTGGCATCGGTTTCGTGCAGTGTCCCACGGCGGCGATTGCCGGCATTACCAACGCCAATCCGGGCGTCGTGAATGCGCCGGCGCATGGCTTCACCACGGGCAGCCTGATCCCGATCGTGGATGCCGGTGGCATGACGCAGCTCAACGGCCGCACGTTTCAGATCGCCGTCGTGGATGCCGATCATTTCTCGATCGGCGTCGATACGACGGGCTACGGCGCCTATACGTCCGGCGGCGCGGCGGGCGGCGGCAACTACACACTGGTCTCGCCCTATGCCGCCGCCGATCTGCCATTGCTGAAATACGTGCAGTCGGCCGACCGCATGACCCTGACGCATCCGGCCTATCCGCCGCAGCTCCTGTCGCGCACCGGGCATGCCGCCTGGACCTTCTCGACGATGCTCTTCGTGCCGCAGACGGCGGCGCCCACGGGGCTCGCGGCCAATTCCCCGGGCAGCGCGGTGTTCGTCGTCGTCACGGCCATCAACGACGCGACGGGGGAGGAGAGCCTTCCCTCGACGCAAGCCGGCTCGAACGGCAGCTCGGACGCCTGGAACTGGATAGCCGTGCCCGGTTGCTCGAATTACAACGTCTACAAGCAGAAAGGTTCGGTCTTCGGGTTCGTGGCGCAGGTCCAGGTGAACCAGTGGACCGATTCCAATCTCGATCCCGATATCGGCCAGACGCCGCCCGGCGCGCGCGACCCCTTCTCGCCGGGCCAGATCACGGCAGTGACGGGCGGCGGCGGTTCCAGCTATTCCGCGAGCGATACGGTCTCGATCGCGACCGGCACCGGCAGCGGCGCCTCGATCAAGATCAATGTCAACGGTTCGGGCAAGATCGTCTCCTTCAGCGTGCTCGATGCCGGCACGAACTATCGCTCGACCGATACGGCGACGATTCACACCTCGACCGGCTCGGGCGCGACAGTGGCGCTCGCTGTCGGGCCGCTGACGGGGACGTCGCCCGGCTGCAGCGCTTTCTATCTCCAGCGCCAAGCCTTCGGCATGACCGACAACATGCCTGAGACCTTGTGGTTCTCGAGCGCCGGCACGACCAGCAACATGAACGTTTCGACGCCTACGCAGGACAGCGACGCGATCACACGCACCATGACCAGCGAGCAGGTGAACGAGATCCGTCATCTCGTGCCGGTCGGCACCTCGATGCTGGCGCTGACCTCGGGCGCGGAGTTCCGTGTGTGGCCGGGACCCAACGCCGCCGCGCTCACGCCCGCCACCTGCTCGACCCTGCCGCAGACCTCGCTTGGCTCCAGCCACGTGAAGCCGGTCTACACCGAGAACACGCTGCTCATGGTGCAGGAGAAGGGCTCGGTCGTTCAGGGGCTGAAGTACGACGTGCTGCAGGACCTCTACACGCCGGAGGACTTCAGCGTGCTCGCCCAGCATCTGTTGAGCGATACCGGCGGCAACTATCAGATCCAGGAATGGGCTTTTGCACAGACGCCCTTCCGTGTCGTGTGGGCTGTGCGCTCGGATGGCCTGCTGCTCGGCTTCACCTTCATGAAGGAGCAGGAAGTCTACGCCTGGCATCGCCACGCGACAGATGGCCTGTTCGAGAGCGTATGCAGCGTGACCGAGGCCGACGGCTTCGGTGGCTATTTCGATGCCGTGTGGTTGATTGCGAATCGCACGGTGAATGGCGTGACCAGACGCTATCTCGAACGCATGGCGCCGCGCATATTCCCGACGGTCGCCGACATCTGGTTCGTCGATTGCGGCCTGCGCTATGACGGACGCAACACGGATGCGGCGGCGACGCTCACGTTGATCGGCACGAACTGGATACCCGGCGCGACGGTGACAGTGGCGGCGAGCGGTCTTCCGCCCACTGACGGGCAGTATTACGGCCTTACCGGCGCCGACGGGCAGACTGCTGCGATCCGGATGATCGACGGCGCAACGGCGACAGTCTTGAATGCTGCCGTGCCAGTGTCGCTGCAGGGCGTCGCGACCACGAACTGGTCGCTGATGGTGACCTCGGTCTCGGGCCTCGATCATCTGGAAGGCAAGACGATCGCGATCGTGGGCGACGGCTCGCTCGTGCCTGCGCAGGCGGTGAGCGGAGGCAGCGTGCCGCTCGACGGACCGTACGGCGTAGTCACGGCGGGCCTTGCCTACACCGCCGAACTCGAGACGCTCGATCTCGAGGTCCCAGCCGGCGGCGGCACGGTGCAGGGCCAGATGAAGAAGATCGCCGAGATAACCGTGCGTGTGAAGGATACGCGTGGCGCTCGCATCGGCATCGCCGAGAACGACCCGAACGGAAACGACACGCAGAGCCTGGTCGAGGCCAAGCAACCCTTCGGCAATCGTGTGCTGGGCAGCGCACTCGAACCTTTCAATGGCGATCTGCAGGTCACCGTTCCCTCTGACTGGAACCGTGACGGTCGCATGTTCGTGCAACAGACATATCCGCTACCGGTGACAGTGCTTGGCTTGATTCCGGAGATCAATATCGGTGACTAGTCCGTTCGTCATCGAGCCCGCCACCATGGATCATGCCCGCCGTATTCGGCTTCGCCCGGCCGATGCGCGCGAGATCGCCGCGCTGGGCTACACGCAAGAAGAGGGCTTGCAGCTTTCGCTCCATCGCGCGCTCTGGGCCGACGCCTATTTGCTCGAAGGCGAGGTCGCCGCGATCCTGGGCTTCAGTCTGACCTCGCTGCTGGGTGGCGGCGGTCAGCCCTGGTTCGTCACCGGCCTGCCAATCGAGCGCGCCAAGAAGAGCTTCGTGCGCGAGTGCCGTCGGCGTCTGGTCGAGCTGCGCGCCCGGTATGGTCGGCTCGCGAACTTCGTCCACGCCGACTATGCCGAATCGCTCGAGTTGCTGCGTCGGCTCGGCTTCACCATCGGCCGGCCGCAGCCCTTTGGGCGCCTGGGCCAGCCGTTCTGTCTCGTTGAAATGGAGGTTTCATGAACTGGATGATGCGGGCGCGCGAGCGCTGGCAGCCGGGCGCGCCGCGCACCTGCTTCGGGCTGGATACGCTCTTTAGTACCACCAATATGGCGAACGACGGAGCGGCGCAGGCGCAGCAGGCCAACTATATGGCCCAGGTCGCCCGCAACAACCAGACCATCGCCGAGCGCAACGCTGCTCTCGCGCTCCAGCAGGGCGAGACGCAGGCGATGCAGCGTCAGCAAAAGACGGCACAAATGATCGGCAGCCAGCGCGCGGCGCTTGCCAGCCAGGGCGCCGACATAAATTCAGGCAGCCCGCTCGATGTGCAGACAGACACTGCGCGCGCCGGTGCCTACGACGTCGCCAATGATCGCTACAATGCGAGCCTCAACGCCTACAAATTCCACCTCGACGCGGCGAACCAGGAAGCCGCAGCCAACGACTATGCGTCGCAAGCCGCCTACGCGCGAGCAAGAACCTCCGCGCGTATCAACCAGACCCTGCTCGGCGGCTCCTCGAATCAGGCCGGCCAGTCGGCAATGCTCATGTTCCCGCCGACCTGAATGCTCTCTCGATGGATCCATTGATCAGAATCAGGGCTCTCGCGCAACGCAACCTATAACGCTCCCATGACCGTCAGCTCCACTTCTTCTCGCGTCGTCTATCAGGGCAATGGCTCGACAACCGCCTTTCCATTCGCCTTCAAGGTCCAGCAGGCGGCTGACCTCGTCGTCATCTACACCGACACGACGGGCACGGACTTCACGCTTTCGCCTTCGCAATATACGGCGAGCGGCTTTGGCCTCGATGCCGGTGGCACCGTGACCTACCCACTGACCGGCTCCCCGATTGCATCCGGCACTCAACTCACGATCCAGCGTATCGTCAGCCCGACGCAGCCGACTTCGATCTCCAACCAGGGCGCGATGTGGCCGCAGGTGATCGAGGCCGCGCTCGACCGGTTGACCTTCATCGTCCAACAGTTCCTTGATACGGCGTCGCGGGCGCTAAAGGTCTCGCCGACGGATGGCGACTCTCTGAACCCGCTGCCGAATGCGACGCAGCGTGCGAATTCGATCCTGGGCTTCGATTCTTCCGGGCAGCCCTATGCGGCGACGCTTACGGGCAGTCTCGTCGGGATCTCGAACTGGCTGGCGACCAACTTCCTGCCCGCGGACTCGGCGTCGGCTGCTCGCGCTGTCCTTGGCGCTGCGGGCCTCGTCGACAACAATGTCTTCACCGGCACCAACACGTTTCCGACGCAGAGCGCCGGCGACGACAGCACTAACGTCGCCACCACGGCCTATGCCGATCGTGCGGCGGGCGAGGCAACCGCAGCGTACGTGATCCGCTCCTACATGGCGGGCCTCGGGCTTTCCAACGATGCCGTGACGCCCAATACGAGGCTCGACGTCGCGGCCGGCATCTGCGCCGACGATGCGAACGCCGCGATGCTGTCGCTTTCGGCCGGAGTCCTCGACTGCACGACAACAGGTGTCAACGGGCTGGACGCCGGATCCTTGACGAGTGGGACTTGGTACCATGTCTTCGCCATCGCCAAGGCTGGTGGCACCTCGCCAGCGGTGCTTGCCTCGACGAGCATCGGCACGCCGGTGCTTCCGGCGACCTACACGCTGAAACGCCGCCTCGGCAGTTTCAAGACCGATGGCAGCGCGCACATCCTCGGCTTCGTCCAGGACGGAGACTATTTCCGCTGGAAGGCGTCGGTGCTCGACGTCAACGTTACTAACCCAGGTAACAGTGGCGTGCTGCGAACGCTCGCCTCAGTAGTGATCGGCGTTCCGGTGCAGGCGATTCTCAACCTAGAGAATTTGCAGAACAGTAATCCGTTCCAGCACCTCGTAAGTGACCCCATGGCTAACGACGAGGCACCAAGCACCACCACCGCACCGCTAAGTAGTATCTACCCGGGCTCTGGTACCAACGGTGGCAACGTCGGCCCCGTTTTAGTGCGCACTAACGGAGCGGCGCAGATCCGCTCGTGCTGCACGAACGCTGGTGTCAGCGACGTGATCCGCATTGCCACGCTGGGCTGGATCGATCGTCGTGGTCGAGACAACTGAAGGAGCCGTTCCATGGACTATATCGTTTCCGGCAAGAATCCCGACGCCGCGCAGGCGGTGGTCAATCACGCGTTGAACGCCGACGGGACTGTGTCGCCGCAAAGCGCGAGCAACCCTTCGCCTGTCGTCGCGCCGCTTACCTTGCGGACCACGCAGACGCCGACGATCACCGCCGGCTCCGCCTATTCGAGCGGCAATGTCGTGGGTGCACTCCTGACTTTCGCCAATATGGCACGGTCAAGCGGGCAGGGCGGCGTGCTGCAGTCGGCCATCCTCAAGGACAAGTCCGGCCAGGGCGTGAGCTATGACCTTTTCCTGTTCGATTCGGCACCGACGGCGCCAACGGACAAGAGCGCTGTGGCGCTTTCGGCCGCCGATCTCGCCAGGTGTATCGCGGTCGTGTCACTCTCGGGCGCGGCGCTCGGCGCAGCATCGACCATGGCCGTCCTGACCGCGGCCGGTCTCGGCCTCGCGTTCAGGCTCGGCTCGGGCACCACGATCTACGGCATTCTGGTTGCGCGCGGCACGCCGACCTATGCGAGTACGTCCGACGTATCGGTCGATCTCGTCGTGTTGCCGGACTGAGGCGAACCATGAGCTTCATCGGTTCCCGTCTCGCGTTGCTGACGGCGTCGGTCGATGTCGACGCTACATCGTGGCGCGCGGCCGTCCTCGCGGCTGGTGGCAGCGTGAGCGACTCCCAGTTCCAGCGGATCTCCCGCTTGATCCGCTCCCTCAAAGGTGCCGGTATCTGGGCTCTCCTCGATCGCCTTTGGCTGCATGCCGCCGAGAGCAGCGTTCAGGGGCTTGTCGACCTCAAGGCCCGCACCGTGGCCACGGCCGTCAACAGCCCGGCTTTCGCGATCAATCGAGGTTTCACCGGCGATGGCGCCTCTTCCTATCTCAATCTCAACTTCAGCCTGTCAACGCAGGCGGTTGCTGCCAATGTCGCGAACATAGAGTTCGGCGGCTGGGTGCTCACCAATGTGAGCGGCACGATGTCACTTCTGAGTGGCGCGAACTCCGCCAATGCGGGAGTTCGTCTGCGTCCCCGCGGCACCACGAGCCTTATCGCGGGCGAACCCAACGCCACGCTCACCAGCGGGGCAATATCGACCGGTGACAGCAGGGGGCTGACTTCGACTTACCGCAACGGCTCAGCCGGTGCGGTGTGCGGATTCAATAAAAACGGTGTTCTGACGGAAACCTTCACACCCACGACGTTCGCGGGCTCTCTCTCGAACCTGAATATTTACGGCTTGGCCTCCAACAGCAACGGCACAACCGCCGAGTTCTATACTGGACAAGTCGCCATGTTGTTTATTGGCGCCGCAGGGGTACATAACGCGACCTTCTACAACCTGATCCATGCCTATCTGCTCGCGGTCGGGGCGGTGTCGTCATGACCACGCTGATCCTGTTGACCGGCTCGCAAGCGGCCGAAGTGATGACTCCGACGCCCTATGACGGCGTCGCGCATGCTCTCGACCCGGTGGCGTTCATTGCGCCCTACGAGACAGCCTACACACACTATCTCGGCATCGGAGTGCTGAGCGATCCGGATGGAAGATACGCCGCGCAGTGGCCCTTTCTTTCCACCTGTCCGACGGTCGACCAGGCGAACGTCGCCGATCTCATGACGCAGCCGCAAGAGCCGGGCTGATGGATGCCGCGACCAACGCCATTGTCGCGCCGTGGGCGCAGTACGGCATCCTGGGGTCGGTGGTGCTGGCACTCGGTATCGTCGTGGTCTTCCAATGGCGCCATATCAATGACCTTGTCGCCGCGCACATGGCCGACGTGAAGGCCTGCGCCGACCGCTATGCCGATCTGATGGCGAAGAAGATCGAGAGCGACAACGCGCTCACAAACGTGATCGAGCGCATCGGAGACCGTATCAAATGAACCGACCGTTACCTTGCTTCATGCCCGAGGCCGCGCTCGAGGAGAGCGCGCGTGAAGCCGAACGGCGACGGCGCGCGGCGATCGACGCACTGACAGCCAAGCTCGACTCGCCGATGCCGGCCGCTCCGAACGAAACGCTCGCCGACGTCGGCAAGCCGTATCCAGGTGCCGGCCGTCGATGATCGCGCCGCTCGATTTCCTGAAACTGGTGATCGGCAAGTGGGAGGGCGGCTACCAGGCCTACACCGACGACGCGGGCAACTGGGTCACCTTGCCCGACGGTACACGCCGAGACGTCGGCACCATGCGCGGCGTCACGCCCGCGGCGCTCGCCGCCTATCGTGGCGTTGCGCCCTCGTCGCTCACGGCCGATGCCATGAAAGCCGTCACGCTCGACGAAGCGGCGGCCATCGGTTTCGCCAACTACTACAAGGCGCCGCGCTTCGATCTTCTCGCTTGGGGACCGGCGGCGGCAGCGCTGCTCGATTTCGGCTGGGGCGCGGGACCGGCGCAGGCGGCGCTGTCGCTGCAGCGGCTGGTCGCGGTGCGGCCCGACGGCGTCATCGGCGAGGTGACGGCAAGAGCCTTCAACGACTGGCTCGTGAAGCTCGGCTCCGAGGCCGCGACGGCGGCGATCCACGACATGCGGGCCAGATTCTACCGGCACCTCGCCGACATCGTGCCGGGCGACCGGCAGTTCCTGCAGGGCTGGCTCAATCGCGACGACTGGGCGAGTGCCGCCAATCCCGACTTCTTCGAGCAGTTCGAAACCGCAGCATAGGAGACGCTCATGGCTGATATCACCATCCCCTTGCAGGCCCTCAAGGCCTTCGCCGACCAGGCCGACGCCGACCTCGCGACGGCGAAGACCGCAGAGGCAACCGCCACGACCGGCCTCGCCAATGCCGCCGCGGCGCGCCTCAAGGCCGAGGCGCAAGCCGCCCTCGCTCATGGCACGCTCGACGTCATGAACGGCGCGCAGGCTGTCGCGAACGGCGTGACCAAGATGGAGACCGATCCCGACACCAAGTGGTGGCTGCTGGGCGGCCTCGCCGGGTTGCTGGCGCTCGCCGGCATCGGCTATGTGATCGTGCACGTCCCGCACTGATGGATCTGCTGACGATCCTGCGCCTCGCTCCGTGGGCCATCGCCGTTCTGGCGATCGGCTTCGGGCTGCTCATGGACGCGAACGACCAGGGCGAGAAGGCCGCGCGTGCTGCCGATCAGGCCACGGCAGAGAAAGCCGTTGCCGACGCCATGGCCGCCGATGCGGCAAAGACACAGCAGCTCGAGGCCACGCACGCCGCCGAAGTGGCCCAATTGAAGGAGGATGCCAATGCCCGTGACATCGCGATCGCGGCCGCGCCGGCGACGGATGTCTGCGCTGCAAGCCCTGCCATGCGCGCTCTGTTTGACGGCTTGCGGGGAAACGCCGGCGCGTCCGGTCCTGGTCAACCGGCAGGTTCCCATTGAGCTGGTCGCGCCCTGTCCGCCGGAACCACTCCTGCCGACGGTATTCCTGAACGACGCCGAGCAGGCGCGGTGGATCTCCGACGCGATCGAAGCCGGAGCCGAATGCCGGGCCGCTCACGCGCGCCTCGCCGAATGGGCACAAGACGCGCCCAGATGATAGTATCCCTCCGAACGATCGAGGGGAGTTCCAGCATGCGTGTCTGCCTGATCACCGGCGCCTCATCGGGCATCGGCGCCGCGACGGCGCGGGCCCTGGCGACGTCTGATACGGTGCTGGTCCTGCATGCCCGCAAGAATCGCGCGGGCGCCGAGCGCGTCGCGCAGACGGCGTCGTCGTCGGGCGCGGAAACCCTGGTGCTCGACGGCGATCTCGCCGTCGCCGGCACGGCGACCCATCTGGTGGAGGAGGCGACGCGCCGCTTCGGCCGGCTCGACGTCGTGGTGAGCAACGCGGGCTTCGCCGACCGGCGGCCGGTGGGCGAAGTCGATCGTGCGGCCTGGGATGCCTCGATCGCGTCGATGACCTCCGCTTTCTTCGAATTGGCGACAGCGGCCAAGCCGTGGCTGGTGAAAGCGGGCAGGGAAGGACGGCTGATCGGCGTGTCGTCCTTCGTGGCGCACGCCTTCGCCCGCGGCATCATGAGCTTTCCCGTCTCGGCCGCGGCCAAGGCCGGTGTCGAGGCGCTGTCGCGCGCTTTGGCGGCCGATCTCGCTTCCTCGGGCGTCACGGTGAACTGCGTGGCGCCGGGTTTCATCGAGAAGGATGCCGATGCCCACGCCGCCGTGCCGCGCGAGCACATGGCCAAGGTGAGCGAATCGATCCCGATGGGCCGCTATGGCACTACCGCCGAGGTGGCGAATGTCATCGCCTTCCTGTGCTCGCCGGCGGCAAGCTATGTCACCGGCCAGACCATCCACGTCAACGGCGGGCTGACGCTCTAG